CATTACCATTAGCAGAAGCATTTACCGCAAGAAGTCTTGGGGTTATGTGGAATAATTATGAAAAAACGCTTGGTTCTGCACCTTACTTAGGTAGACAGAAATTTGGAACCAGAAAACAGGACAGCCTTGAACTTAGATTTATCAAAGGGAAAAACGGTCTTCCGGTATCCTTAAAGGCATCCAATTTTGATGCGCAGGCAGAGTTAAGAGATGTCGGTGGATTTTCGGATATTCAGAACGAGATGCCGTTCTACCGTGAATCTTACATGGTAACAGAGCGTGAAGAGCAGGAGTATGCAAATTACCAGTCGGCAGAAAATTCCAACATGGCAAACCAGGTGCTTAGAGAAATCAGCAAAAAACCGATGATGCTTATTGAAGGAGCAAGAGTAGTGCCGGAACGCCAGATTTGGCAGTTATTAGCACCATCTGATGGTATTCCAAGAGTACAGGTAACAATTGGCGGCAAGAGCTTCTATGTTGATTATACTTCGGACAATGGAGTGGCGCACAAGAGAGATCATTACAAGGATATTTCCGGAAGCGATACTGATAAATGGTCTGCACCAGAAACAGCAACGCCACTTGATGACCTTATCGAGATTAAACGTGAGTTTGCAAAGAAAACCGGATATTCCCTTGCACGTTTTAGCATGAATACAGAAACGTGGGAGATGGTTCTTAAGGCAGAAGACACAAAGAAACAGGTGCTTGGAATTACTGCTTACAATGGAGGTATTCGTTTACAGCAGGGGCAGGTTACAGAGTATCTTAGAGGATACGGCATCGAGATTGAAGTTTACGACAAACTTTACATCGACCCGGCAGACGGTGCCACCAAATATTTTATTCCTACAGGAGTTATTTCAGCGCAGGCATCCGGCGTGTACCTTGGAGATTATGTCTTTGGAAAGACACCGGAAGAGAGAAGCGGAAGTTTAACAGACGGAAACCTTTCTATTGTAGAAACCGGTATTTCGGTGTATACATACGCAACAAATCATCCGATCAACACTCATTGCGTTGTGTCAATGATCGGATTGCCTACTTTTGAGGGCATGGACAGCGTTGTTGTCATGAAAGTTGCGTAGGAGGTGCGGTATGATTGCTGAATACACGGTAAAGCGCAATGGAAGATGGTACAAGGCAGGAGATGAAATCCCGGACATTGTTCCGGGAGAAAAATCTTCCGGCGGGTACACCAAGACAGAGATTAACAGAATGAGCACTGCTGATTTACAGGCATTTGCCACAGAACAAGGTATAGACAACGCAGAAGAACTTACAGGAGCAGAATTAAAGAAGCTGTTAATTGAGAAATTAGGATTATAGGAGATAGTTATGGAATTAAAAGACACCGTGGAAATGATGAACAGCACGGACTACAAAGAAAGATTTAAAGCAGAGTATCAGCAAGTAGTTATTCGCTATAAGAAACTAAAAAATATGCTTGATAAGTGGGATAACGATAAACTTACCTTTACTCCAACTTGCCCTAGAAGTACATATAATATGCAGATTAAAGCAATGACAGATTATATTGCAGTTCTTGAAGCAAGAGCAGTAATGGAAAATGTAGAGCTTTAGAAAGGGTTTTAGCTATGGCAGAATACACCACATTAGAACAAGTCAAAATCAGACTGAAACAATTTCATATTGAAACCGTTACGGATGAAGATGGTGTTACTTCTGATGTTGTCGTGTTCGACCAGAAAGAAGATAATCCTTACATCGAACAGCTTATCAAGCAGGCAAGAAATGAAGTGGTAAGCAAGCGGAATTACCCGGAAAGCTACACGGATGAAAAAATATCCGAAGACTTGAAACAGTTTGAGGATGTAATCGTCAATTTATCCGTGTACGACCATTCACAGGCAGGAGAAGCCTATATGGCAAGTTATTCAGAAAACGGCGTAAGCCGTAGCTGGAAAGACAGGGAAAGCCTGTTTGTCGGTGTATTTCCGTTTGTAAAAGCAATTTAACATCGCCTATAGGGCATTAATAAAAGAAGATTGTGCGTTACGTTTTGCCGGCGTCGACAAAACGTAGCAGGCGGCACACATTGAGCGGTGGTGGGCGGTGTGCCATAAAAATGAAAGGCGGTATATGATTTGACGATTGAAATATCAACAGCAATCATTATAAGCGTGCTGTCGCTTGGTTTTTCCGTCTTTATGGGCTTGAAGAGCAACAAAAGGACAGACAACACGGATCTTGAAGAACGCGTGAGGGAGAACACACGCATTAACATGAAGTTGGATGCCATTTCAAACAACACGACCGAGATCAAAAATGAAGTTTCAGAGATGCGAAAAGAAATCAATTCTCATGACAACAGGATCATAAAGGTGGAGGAAAGTGTGAAATCGGCTCATCACAGAATTGACGGAATAGAAACCCGTCTTAATGATGAAAAGGAGGTTTAATCATGGATATTATACAGTCGGTAATTGCTAACATGACAATTATTCTGGCGATTATTGGTACGCTGGCATTTGTTGTGTCTGTGGTAACACAGGTAATCAAAGGTGTAGGCGTATTTTCTAAGGTTCCGACGGACATCTTGGTATTTGTTCTTTCCATCGGTATCACGGTCGCTGCGTTTGTGGCATACATGCAGTACATCCAGACATCAATTTTATGGTATATGATCTTGGCGGCTATTATTGCAGGATTTATTGTTGCGTTTGTCGCGATGTATGGATGGGAAAAGCTTTCTGAGCTGTGGAAACGGTTCGGCAAGGATGTGAAGTGAAATGCTTGAGATCAATAAGCAAAAAATGAGTTATTCGCTACAGAGCGGAAAGGTTCCGGTGTATGTGACGGACGAGGATGGAAACATCGAATATTCTTCATATACTGATTCAGATGGAAATGTAATTTATTACCTCGATGAAGATGGAAACAAAATACCGAAAACAACCGGAGAGTATACCACAGGTTATGAGAAGCCTGTGGTTTTTTATTCTTCAATCAGCAATAAGTTGAGTGAAGCACTTATAAAAGAGTTTGGCGTTGACAATTCCACAAACTTTGTTCAGATTGTCGAGGACAAAGGGAAACTTCCATTGAGCGTCGGCTCTTTGGTATGGAAACGGTCAGATGTAAGGTACAAAGATGAAGAGAATACAATCGTTGACGAAAATTCGGCTGATTACATCGTAAAAGGTGTTGCAGACGAGGGATTGACGGTTGATTTGTTCTTATTGCAAAAAAATGTGAAGTAGGTGCTGAATGGGAAAAAAAGTAATCACAATGAGCCTGTCTGAAAAGTCTGTTCAGAACGCCATACGAGAGCTTAGAGCCTATCAAAACAGCTTGACATATAAGTGCCAGCTATTGGCAGAAAAACTCGCGGAAAAGGGCGTAGAGATTGCCAGAGTGCAAATTGCTGACCTTGACGCAATATTTACATCAGAACTGATTTCAAGTGTTCACGCGGAATATGAAGGAAGCACTAAGGGCGGCGGGATATGGGCGGTAATAGCCGGTACAGACCATGCCGCATTTGTTGAGTTTGGAACCGGAATTGTGGGACAGCAAAGTCCTTATCCTGGGAAATTGCCAGAGGGTGTTTCGTGGCAGTACGCAAGTGGAAAAACTATACATCAGATTTCAGATGGAAGATATGGATGGTTTTATCAGGACGACAATGGCAATTGGTGGTTTACAGAGGGAATGCCAAGCAGACCATTCATGTATCTGACCGCAAATGAGTTGCGTCAGATTGTTACACAGACAGCAAAGGAGGTGTTTGGATAATGGCAGGAAACCAGTGGGTATTTGACCTTGAAACAAACATTTTTTCCAATATTGTAACGATAGCCAAACCAAAACTCCAGAAGAAATACAAAAACATGAATTTTGACACTGCATTTACAACGGTTGAAAAGAACCTTGATAAAGGCCCTGTTTTCCCGACTATTTACATCCATGAGATGCCTGGGGTAGAAAAAGGACAGGTGTTAGATGGATCATCCATCAATGCAGTACAAGAAACGCTACAGATTGATGTGATCACAAACACAAGACAAAGTGATGCAAAAGGAATCCTTGCAATTGTTTCGGAGGCTTTCAAAAAAATGCAGTTTCAGATCATATCTATGCCGGAGTTTAAAAATGACAATGAAAAAAGATTCAGGAGCACAGCGAGGTTTCGCCGTGTGATTGGTTCAAATGAAAGGTTAATTTAAAAAAACACCGGACGTCAAATGGAAAGACGTTCGCTGACCGCACAAAGCTATGCGGTAGAAAGTGAGGTAAAAATGGCTTCAACAAGTTACTTAGCCCGTGTGATTTATAAAGAACACACAGACGGCGAGGAAGCAACGGATTTTACGGGAACATACAGGTTGATGCTTGCAGCGAAATCAATCCCTTCTCCGACTTCTGCTCCAAATACCGTTGAGAGCACGACTCTTGAAGATGATACGCAGACATTTGAGACAGGTATTAAAACCACAGATTCTAAGGAATTTACAGGAAACCTTATCAAAGAAGATTTTGACAGGCTTTTAAAGGTCGAGGGAAAGAAATGCGACATTATGCAGCTTTACGGTACCGATGGACTCGGCGGTGTAGCAAAGTCGTGTTATGTCGGGCAGATCACACCTACGGTCAATGACGTTGGTGGAACTGACGAAATTCTTGAAATGACAGCAACCGTTGTTCAGAACACGGCTCCAAAGTGGGTAACGGATGATTTTACAGTTGCATATAACGGGGACAAGACTTTTACTGTAACAAAAAAATCGTAGGTCAGTCACTTGAAAAATCCAAGGCTGTTGTGGCTGACGAAAATGTAGAAACAGCCGAATAATTATTAACATAGAATAGGGCGGTCTTCGGACTGCCCTT